GTTGGCAATTCTTCCATTTCAGGATCCATCAAACTAGATTTAATGATTGTGAAAATTTGTGGACTGATAACAAATCTGCGAATTGGATTTGCAGGTGCCTTGTCATCGCCTAGTGGGTTTTGACGAACAAAACCTTGGAACAAATAACTACGCTTCTTCCAATACTTGTTTGCCATTTCTTTCAAACTTTCGTCTTTATACCAAGGACGAACTTCTGCTAAGATTGGACAAGTTTCTTTTGCGTCATACATTTCAATACATGGAACTTGTACTACAACTTGTTTCACGTTTGAATCACCTTTAACACCATTGAATGGTAGTTTGATGATTTGACGTTCTACCCAAAAGAATGTATTTGTATTGTCCGCATCTGGTAGGAAACGTACGGTAGCTGTTGTACCTTCGTCCATGTTCCAGTGGGGATAGATTGAATTATCTGCTTGTTGACGCTCTGCGCCAGATGACTTGTTTTCTTGTGCCGCGATACGGGCACGAATTTCTGCTAATGATGCCATAATATTATTTCCTTAATAAATTGAGATGGTCTCTATATAATTGTCGCTACACCCTATGTGTAACTAACATCAGTATGAAGTTTAGCAATTCTTCTTACTAATGTCAATAGTATTTATGCCAGATGTGGTAAACCTCACATTTTATGTGAGGTTTATTTACCCTTTTATTTCATTAGTCGCTTGATTGCGTCTAATGCTTGTTGTCCTTCAGGTAATACTCCCTTTGGACCGCCTCTCATTCTATATGGACTAGAAGCCTTCATGGTATCTGCCCTTACTTTTTTAAGTGTTCCTTTTTTACCTTTGCTATCTGTTTTGTATAGGTCATCTGGACCAACTGGTTCTCTATGTCCTAATGTATCAAGGTTAGGTGCTTTAGTATTTCTTCTTGAAGGAGAGCCGCCTCGTAAAGCATTCATTACTTCACCGACAGAATTAAATGTGCCTTGAACATCATCGCCATAACTACCGTCTTTGTCCTTGAAGTCAACTTTAATTTCGCCTGTCTTTAAGTTATGTTCTATTGTACCATCTGCATAGAAACCACCTTCACCATCATCATACCAATATGTCTTAACATTTGGATCAGATTGATAGTCATCTGGATACCAACCAGACCAATTGCCGTGTAACTTTTCTAATGCTTTTTCTAAATTAGCTTCACCTTCAGTAACGACATTCTCATTACTAGATGATTTACTTTCAGCGCCGAAAAACTTATTACGTAATTCTTTTTGATTCTTTGGTTCTGCACCTAAGATAGGGCCAGTTGATGATACTTTATCAGTTGCACCTAATTGACCTGCTGCCTTTTGTTGCTTGTTTAAACCTTTGTGACCTGTTGCTACTGGAGTTAAACTTTCATTTGTTTCACCATCTGGTGCAAGACTTTTTCCAATCATAGAGCCTGCACCACGTAACGCCGCAGTACCTATTTCTCCTGCTCCAAGCTCTGCTGCCACTGCACCACCTAATTCGGCACCTGCGATGCCTGCCAATGCAGGTAAGAACTCATCTAGTTTTTCTTTGTTTTGGTCTTTAAGTTTAACTGCGTTCAATCGTCTTGCCAAGTCTTTGATATCAGTTGGCTTTTTCTTTTCTTGTGCCTTTGCTTTAGCACCAACTCGTGCTACCATGTCTTGATATTCAGGACCGTAATCAGCTTCTTCTTTATCTGATTCGAAAGTCAATGTACTTTCTGCCCATTCTTCTAACTCAGTAACTTCACTCATTTGTTGTGTTTCTGATAGATTTCTATTCAACTTGCTTAAAATAGGCATTACGCTTTCAATACGTGGGTCTAAACTACTAGACATAAACATACTAGAAAGGTCTTCAGTTATTTCATCTTCCATCAATGGAGGAGTCCATGATTCAAAGTATGCGTTATAACCTTTTTTACCTCTCATCTTACCTAACGATTCACGTAAATGTAGATAATGATTAACACCTTCTGTTACTAATTTATGAACTGATTCATTGAATTGTCCACCACGAGTAGCACGAACAAATCCTGCCATCTTAGTATATTCTTCAACTAAACTACCGATATGTTTCCAACGCTCATCGTGCGGTAAACCACCTTCAGCAATATGTCTAGCATATACTTCGGCAATACCTGGCTTGGTTGTAGGTGCTAGTATTCTTTCTCCTAATGAAGTTTCGATGAAGATTCGTTCTACATTGCGGAAACGTTGTTCGCCTTCTTCAATATTTCTATTATGCTTAATGATAATCTTAGTTTCAGGAATCTTATCATTGTAACTAGCTTTTCTACCCATTGGGTGATAACCTTCTGATAGTTCTTCTTTTCTTTGATGTTCACGTTTTGCCATATCATATTCCAAATTGTCTTGGTCACTCAACTCAAAACTAAGTTGGTGCTGTTGAGAAAAACGCTTCAAATGCCTAATCAAATGGCCCCATGATAATGAATCGTCGGAGCTTGCTTTTGGACTACTAGCAATATCATCGTTATAATAAACTACTAATTTGTGTAACCCGTCAATAGTTACTGTAGCTTTTCCGTAATTTTTACCGTCTTTTATGAACTCGAACTGAAATGCTTCGGCTTCTTCTGGTATAGGAACTTTTTTCCCTGAACTGTCATACATGTCAGGTCTGTATCCTCTGCTTTTCAGCAATCCATACAATTCTTTGTTTATTAAATCTTGGTTCTTTGGCATAGTTTAAATCTCAATAATATATTTATCTAATATTAACTCATAACTGCGTAGAACGGTAGGGGCAAAATTATCTCGTTATGGTCTCGGATTTGCTCTTCCAAATCAAAGTGATAATCGCTTAATTGCTGTAAAATGCGTGTTACTAGCAATGTAGCCATAATCAAGTCATCTGTTTCCCCTATTTTAGCAGCAAAAGACCCGCCCAAAGCAACAAAATTCTTTAGTTCTGAAATAAGACTATGACTATGTATTGTCATTTTCTTAGATTCTAGCAACGTTTTAAACTTGGCACATGCGGCTAATTTAGTATTCTTAGTAGTATTAAAGCCTCTTCTCTTTTTTCCGGGCTCTGAAATGAAAGATCCAGGGATATTAGATTCCCCGTATTCTGCTAGTGATATGTTTGCAGCCTCACCAATAGTGTTATTTTCTAAACTATAGTAAAGATTATTAGGTTCGTTTGTACATTCAACAATATACTTGTTAATCTGTGCTAACAGTTTAATTTGATTTGGTATATCGGTTTTATTATGTTTCCACTCACCAATTTGAGTAGTTGAGTTGGCTTCAAAAATTTGAATAGCAGCAGGGTCACCACCTGTACCTAGACTAGGATCTAAACCAACTACATATATATTACCTTTTTCTGGTTTTTTATACCAACGAATCTGCCCTTGCCTGAATGTAGGTTCGGTTCCCTCTAAATCAATCAATGTAGTAGGCGCTATTAATGTCTCATCTGCAATAATAAACTCACAACCAATCTCTCGGCGGAATCTGTCATCGCCGAGTTGGGCTTTCATTTGTTCTGCCCACTTTTCATCACGCTCTGGATGCTCTTGCCAATAAGCACGATATGCTCTGAATCCATTGACACCTAGTTCTGTTTTATTACCGAACTCATCTTCACACTTGTTTGCTTGTTTCCAAATCAGAGCAAATTGGTCTTCGTCACTGTTCGGGGTACTTGTGATAATCGCCTTACCACCTGTTGCTAATGTAGGTGTAATAGATGTCCAGAACTCTGTCGCAATAGTAGGCCGAACGAATGCAAATTCGTCTAGGTATAATAGTGTGATAGACATACCACGACCAGTGTTTTCAGTAGTTGTTGCTGAAACGATACGTGATCCGTTCTCAAAGTCTAATGAACCTTTGTTGTATGTTGTTACACCTGCTTTAATGTGATTGGGACATGCTTCGTATGCATAACGAATACGTTGCATAATTTCTTGAGCACCTGTATACTTGTGTGCAGCAATAAGAATCGTTGAATCTGGAACGAACATCGCATACCATAACAAATAACCTGCGGCTGAAGTTGACTTACCTGTTTGTCGAGGCATCAGACTAATAGAATAGCGATACTTATGGTATGTTTCAATCAATCGCTCTTGATATTCCCATGGATGATACAACATAGAACCCTTCGTTGGGTGTTGTATATAGAAGAAATTGTCCATGAAATACATTGGACCAGTATTAGGATCACAGCACTTGATAAAATCATCAAGTTCTTTCTGTGAACTGTACTTTGTTTTTACGTACGGTGTTTTGATTAAGGTAGGTGTTCCACTCATAAAGTTATTTATTGGTTAAAACATGATTTAACTTAAATCGTACCAACCCAAATCAATAGCAACATCTAAGTTGTTTGTGTCTGGGGTACATACTACCGTAACGATATCGCTTACGCCACCGATTGATCTACCAATTTGATAGTTGAAATCATTGATTGACCCTAATTCGGCTCTTGTGCTTGCTGAGAAGTAACCTGTAGTAATTACATCGCCGCCCGTAAATGATGTAGCTGACAAGTCATATTGTACTGTTCCGCCAGAATGATTTTGCCAACTAGCATCTGTAAGTGTTGCATTTCTAATTATTTGAAAATAAACATTTTTAGGGCTACTTGAACTTGTGGTGATTAAACTTTGTAACTGTGCTAATCTAACAATAGAATCCAATCTATCACTAGCTAACCTAATACTAACTAACGGATAGAAGGTTCCACTGGTTGTTAAACTTCGTGTAGTAACTCCCATGCTTACTGTTTGTAATGTGCTTCTAGGTTCATAACCACCTTCACTAATCACACTACTACATATTTGATTCATTGTGCCACTAGCTGATCCAGTAGCTTTAATTTCATATCGTATTGGTAAACTTGAAGTAGCCATGTACGGAGTTTTCAAACTTAGTGTACTGTTGTTAGCATGATTGAATGTATGACATATATGATAAACTCCATCAATTACAAATCCACAACGAACACTACCTACACCTAACCATTCAACGTCAGTCCAAAAAATCTGTGCTATGGTAGGATCTAAATCTATGCCGCTTAGATTATGCATTCCGCCATTACCATCTAATCTATCACCATTCCATAAACTTTGCGGGACCTTTTCAGTAGTATCATCAACTGTACCAGTGATATCTTTGCGAATAACTAAGTTTAATGTAGTTCCATCTGCTTCAAAATAGATACCATTTCTAGCACCGAAGTAACCTACACGCTGTCTCAATCCACTAGTCAATGTCGCCATACTAAATGTATTCAGTATCAATAAACTTTTACCTGGTTGATATTGAAATACGCATCGTGTTTCACGAATGACTTCATCGTTTGTCGCACTAACTGTCATCGCAATAACTTTAGTATTTGTTTGATATTGTGCGGTAGCTGATCCAGTTAATGCAGAATTCCAAATTGTAGTTTTATCACCATATCTGAAACTGCTATCAAACAAACTAAAGGGTTCGCTTACTCTTAGTCTGCCAAATGCATCTGATTGCCAAGGAGCAAAGAATGTAGAGTCAGATACTCCTCTTACATAGATAGGATTCGTATTAGAATTTACAGATAAGTTTGCGCTAATAGGTAAGGGATTGTTTAAATCATTTTTGATTTCAACTTCCGGCATGGTTCCAATATTAACATTACCTGATATTACCCACGGATCTGTGCCTTGTGTTACACTTACATTACCACTTACATTAGCGTTTATATTACCCGACTCTACTATTACATTTCCACCGATAGGTAAATAATTAATGCCTTGTAGTTCTAAATTACCACTACTACCTACTTCTACGATGTGTGAATTTATATCTCCTGGTATAACAACATTACCTTCAATTATAATATCTCCGGCAATACCTGTACGTACATATACATTACCACTAGCTTCGTCAAGTGCTAATGCTTCTGTGATGTTTCTAAGGTACCACGGTTTAACGTGTTCTGGATCAGGTACTGATGGCATTATGATTTAATTCCAATAAAAAGATGGTCGTATCTTTGAGAAGTCCAAACATTAGTATTAGTATCACTATATCCTGTAGTCAATGCTGAACGACATGTCGCATCAAATGCGGTAGCATCATATGATACTAAAACAACAATATTACCACTTGTTACTGCTCCTAAAGCAGTTGCTAATGCGGTCAGAGCACCAACAGAGCCATACGTATCATAATTAGTCACTGATACTAAATCTCCAAAACTGTTTGTCACCACCATTGTATGACCACGTAAAGCGGTATTTGCTAACTCAATATCATTAACTACAACTCGTGCGTTTTGATAACTTGGAACATCATAACTTGATGAATAAGCATAAATCTTGTTTCCGCTTACATATTGTGTAGTTGACAATGCTAGTGTAGTGTTGATTGCTTCATAGAAAGTGAATGGGGTAGTCGTATCAATCCAAGGACGTCCTTCTTGCAATCCACCGGTGTTTGGATTATCATATATGTCGTTGTTGACATATTGTGTGGGTAATTCAGTAATATCGTATGTACTTCTTGGATTTGACGAGCGTATTCTATCTAATGCAGCCAAATCTAATTTACTTTTTTGTCTAAGTTCTAAAGTAGACTGACGAGAAATTTTATTATGTGTTCGTAGTTGAGAACCGCTAGTAATAGAGTATGATGCTAGTGTTTGTGCAGTATCTAACACTGTGTTATTAAACACCAAATCGAACCAATCTATGCTACATCCAGTAGATGTTTGTATAGTTGTTTTAAATACCCCTATTGTGGTAGTATCGGCAACAGTATATGAATCATACTGTGCGGCATTCAATAGACTTTGAACAGTAATGTTAATATTAGCCATTATTTCATTCCAAAAAACATAGGAAAAGTTGCTGCTTTTATGTTCTCTGGACTTACAGGCCCGTTGACATCATTCCCCATGCTATCAATAATTTCTAAGGATGTGTATATCTCGTTGGGTCTGTTGACTACGGGTTCTTGTACTTCTGGTTGTACGACTTCATCCTCATAATCATTGGCTTGAGGTTCTTGTTGGGTTTCAACTCCGTCTATTAGGTCTAACAACCCGCGTAATAATTCAGTAACTTTCATATACTTATTTATCGTATGGTTTCTCACCAGTAAGGTAGGGTTTTGCGAACCAAAGTTTGAACCATTCATCAGTACCGGGTCTTATGTTGCGTTCCCTTTGAATTTCACCTAAATTAGTACTATGTTCGCTCATAGCTTCACCCATACTAGTACCAATACCCGCTAATCTTTTCAAATCAGACAAACTATCTATGTTATTTTTAGGTACAGAAACAGACTTGAGTTTATCAAATCCGTTCATTAATTGTGCTTGTTTAAATGGGTCAAACATAGAGTATTTATTAAAATCTATGTGTGTCTTGTCTGGTTACATTCTTCCAATCGTCACTTTTAGGTGTGAAATTTAAATATTCTTTTAAGTACTCTATTGCTTCTTCGGGTGAGGGGTGACTGTCGTGTTTTCCTTTGCCCTCTAAAATCGTATGTAAGCTGGGTTTAATTTGTGATAATACGTCTGAGTATAGATGTATTACATCCTCACTACCATTACGAGCTATTGGTATACTGTTCAATTGTGCATAATCTACCCCGGAATGCTCTAATAACGTTTGGCTAGCTTTTATATATGCTATGTCTCTTAACAATAAACCTCTAGTATCAGATCCGAATCGTTGAACCCATTCTTTGCCATACAATGTTTCTCTATAAGCAGTTGCCGCTGTTACCCATTGATTATTAACATATCTATCTTCACGGGTACATCCTGTCCACATGACTATGACTAAATCACCTTCTGTAAACTTGTGTCTTTGATTACACTCAATGATTGAATTGAAGATAAAATGGTTACCGGAGCCCTTGAGGCCCCAGTTTTGATAGATGGGTATTTCATTTCCTATTATGTCAGCCCATGTAGGCCAGTAGTAATTTGTGAATGAGTCCCCGAAAGCAAAGAAACGTTTGTATTTTGTAACGTCTAAACTATCTATTATCATTTAATATCTAGTGGGTTAGACTTAGTAACTAGGATACAATAATATTTTTCAGGAATTATCTTTTCTTCTTCATTTTCAGTCAAAGTCAAATCAAATTGGATTTCATCAAATCTTTCTATCTTGAATCCCGTACGTTCTAACAATGCAGTTAATTGTGTTTTACCTAATATACTGTAATGACTTGGATTGAATTCTAATTTACGCTCACAGTCGGGTGCAGGAACTTCAATATACATTTTTTTGTTTTGTTTCAATATTCTATTGTATTCGACTAAACTGAAGATAGGATATGGACTGTGTTGCAGAGAATGTCTTAAAAAGATAAAATCAACGGATTCATCATAGTAACCATCTTTTTGTGGTAAGAATGTAGGATCATATTCTTTGGCATTAAATCCTTTTTCTCTACAATGTTTTGCGTTATTTTCACTCAATGTTATACCAGTTACATTAGTGTAACCTCTGTTCTTCATTGATTCTAAAAAATATCCTACCCCACACCCAATATCAAGAATGTTTGCTTGTTTTGGTAAATTTAACGGGTCGATGTAGTTTTTTACTACCTCTCCGTTAATCTTTTTATGTAGTTCGGATTCGTTCTCGTCATACAAATGGCTAGTGTATAACCACTCATTGAAGAACTTTAATTTTACTAGGTCTAGGGTGTTGTTAATATCAATCATAATTCTACTTATTCGTAGAATGCATGATTAAAAAATTATTTGAAGCCTTTAAATCCTTGGATAGGACTTACTTTGTGTGTGCTATCAAGTTCTTTACTCTTGTTGTCACCGTGATTCAAGTCTTTGGCATCTGTACCTACAGCTTTGTATGCTTGTTTTAGCATATCAGCTTCTACTTGAGTATAAGGATGAGCAGTATTATATCTACCACTATATGTTTCAGCATCTACTTTTATTGGAGTTTTACCATCAGAACCCGCTGCTGCCATCATCACACGGTTTAATTCGTAGGTACGGTCGTATCCACCTGGGTCACGGAATTTATGCAATCCAGTAGTAGACTGACTTTGGCGTTTTGTGGGTTTAGCAATTTTTCTTGCTTCACCTAAGAATTCGTATGCTCTCATATTAAGTATTTATTGTGTATGATATAGTATGGTCAATTATAGTGTTCAATATCGGGCTCACCATAACTCTAACATTACCAAATCCTACGTCTACGTTATAACGTGTTACTGGCGTTCCAATAAATACAGTTCCGAATGCAGAAAAACTAGCAGTTAAGTTATTGTTGTCCTTCATCACATTTAATGTTATTGATTGGCTATTAGTTGAACTTCTTTCTCTAGATGTGATCTGGAAAGTACCTTGATTAAATCCTACTGCAGGTGTTTGCCATACGATCTGGTTTGCAGTATTAGTAGTGGTTGTAGCTGTCAATGCAGTAATATCAAGATTAGCCAATGACAATGAACCACCTATTGTTACATTACCGTCGGTTGTAAGATTGTTAACTTCTAAACTTGCTTTTTGTGATGGTAAAACTGTGATAGGGAAGCTGATTGTATTGCCATCTTCATTGATGGATATATTACCTAATTTTAGTGCTTCTGGACCTACGTATATATTAGCTAGCCTAAGTTCAGGAGCACCTATATCAATCAACAAATCTTCTGTGGGTAGAATAGAACTTGCAGTATGTATTTGATTATTTGCTTCATCATACGTGAAGTTAGCGGTACCTGCGGATAAGCCATCTTTAATATATTGTATCGCACCTTCTGGTCCTGACGGAGCTAAGTTTGATAGGTATAAAAAGTTATCATTAATCTTCGCAAAGGCAACTCGTAACGGGTCGCCGGTGCCGTCGTTGGGTAAATTACCAATGTCAATATTTGCTACTGTAGTCATTATAGTGAATCCGTTATATTGTATTTATCTGATACCCATTTAATGTATCAAGACATAAATATACGTAGATTTAAGGAGAATTTATGCATAAATTTCTATTAGGATTGCTGTTAATTGTATCAGCTTCCGCACAAGCATGGGATCAACGTCCTCCATTGCCCGTACATTCTTGTCAAGTTCATAGTCCTTATGGATTTGCACAAACACAGCGTCCTGCACAACCTATTTGCCGTGAGGGATACTTAGTAGCATATGATGCACCAGCTAAGATTCCAGTCTATGTGGCATATACATTAGAGCCAAGTAAAGCATTAGGTTGCTTCCCACGCACAAATGCATTCGTTGCTGACGCTAGTATCAAAGGAGGTGCAAGACCTGATGACTATGCTGCCACAGGATATGACAAAGGTCATGCTGCTCCAGACGGGGATTTAAGTTGGAGCCAAATTGTAGAGTACGAAAGTTTTTTAATGACAAACATGTATCCACAACATGGAAGTCTAAACCGTGGAATCTGGAAGTTACTGGAAACTTCAGTACGTGGATGGGCAGTACAAACGAACCAAAGCTATACAATATACGTTGGAGCTATGTATGGCGCTTCTAACCCAACCATTGGTCAAGGTGTAGTTGTGCCACATGGTTACTATAAGATTGTGATTAACAATCAAACAGGTGCTGTTGCTGGTTGGTCGTTCCCACATAATAAACCATATGGTAATTTAGGAAATGATTTGACTAAGTTCAGAGTGGCTATCTCACAAATTCAACAACAAGCAGGAGTGCAATTTGCGTTCCCTAAAAATGCTAAAGAGTTGAATCCTGGTCAAGAATGGCCAGTTAATTATGGTGAATTAACAAAAGCAAAACGTGCTAAGTGTGGTTCAAATGCAAGTGAATAATTACTTGCCGATTTTGTCGTAGTTTGACTTATTGATTTGATACCATTCAATCCATGTATCGCTTTTAATAGCACATTCATAATAGGTTGAATAGTTGATAGTGATAGTCTTGCTAACATCACTTAATTTTGCCCCGTCTTGAAGTTTAGTAAGGTCGGGGCATTTCTCCATTGCACCAGACTTAATAGGTGCTTCAGGAAATTTAGGAATGACTGGTGGAGTTGTACAACCTGCAAGTAATAATAGTGATAGAATTAATACTCTCATTTTGTTTTCTCCGCGGCGTCATTGTGTGCTTTAACAAACTCTTTGGGAATTACACAAGTATTGTCGTACTTAGTGATCTCTTTATTAATATATTTTGTGATATACTCTTTTTTAACTTTAATCTTTTCTTTAACCTTGTCTGATTTTTCAGCAAGTTTGTCGTTTAGTTCTTTGTTCTGTTGTTCGTATTCTTGTGCTTGCTTCTTGGCTTCTTCTACTCTAGCTTGCATAACATTGTAGTCGTACAACGCACCTTGTAGGAACAATGATGTTAAGAAAACAAACAATCCTCCCCACTTCAACAGCATTGAATACTGTTTGACTAGCGGTACTTTTGCCAAGAAAAATCCAGCCAATACAGATAATAGACTAGCAAAAAATAATGTATGGTATAACCAATCGGGTGTGATTTCAAAGATGAACATACATTTATTTATTAAAATACGAGGAGTTCTTTAACCAATCATAGTAAATTTGGAAACCTTCAGATACATCAACTTTAGGATTAAATCCAAAATCTCGTCTAGCGGCGTCAATATTCAATGCTCCCCTGCTAGGGAAGTCCAAGTCTCGTTCCCCTACTTCAATCTCACCTTTACCTACTACTTTTACGGCTAGTTTGGCAGCATCAAGTAATGTATGACTATGTGATTTTGTTATATTGTAGGTTTTGTTTTCTGTATTGTCTGAGAGGGCGGCAGCAACAATTCCGTCTGCGGCATCGTCAACGAAGGTGAAGTCAAGGGTCTCTCCGGCTCCGTTAACTCTAAGAGTATCGCCCCGCATAGCGCGGAGTATAAATTTGCTGATGACGCGGTCTTCCACGTCAAGTGGACCATATACAGCAGAGGGGCGTATAATAGTATGAACAAGATTAGTACGGCGAGTATAATCTTTGACAAGCCATTCGCCTGCGAGTTTGAGGATTCCATATTGTCCTTGTGGTTTGCAGTCATAGTCTTCCCTTACATCGTCTTTGAAATCACCATACACCATTGACGAACTGATGTAAATGAATTTACGCACATCGTAATTATTACTAGCTTCCAACAAGTTGAGCAACCCTTCGCTCATTGTACGACTACCCACTGCAGGGTTAGCGTTTACTACTTTCTGTCTTGGGAAGCTAGCCATATGAATTACAATCTCTGGCTGTTCTATCTCAAATACCTGGTCTACCATAAAGGCATCGGCAATGTTAGTTTCATATATATAACTTGCATCACCGATGACCTTCATTCGTTCAGTAATCAAGTAATTAATTTCTTCTTGCGGAATAATACCGTAATTAGTTTTTGTGTCCATGATAGACACGATATGACCTTGATCCTGTAGTCGCTTGACTACATTGTGTCCGATCAATCCTAATCCACCTGTTACTAGTATATTCATTCGAATTTCAACTTCCAATATGTTAACTGTTTAGGTGTGAAATATGCTTTGATTGTATAGGTGTATCCATATGTTGTGTGGTCAATGCTACGCAACCACATGGGTTCTGGTGCGCTGTTACTCATTACATATTTTCCTGCTTCTGTTTGTTGCCACTCATATATAGGCTGTGCTATAAACAAATCAGGATCTTCTACATCACCCATGCGAATT